ACTAATTGCATCGGCATATGGTGGTTGATATGAGAAACATTGAATTACAAATTGATCTTGTGCATCTGATAGATCAGCAGGATATTTTAGTGGAACCTGAAAGGCTGGTTGATTATCACCAGCAAAATCATAGTCTCCACCTTGTATACCAGCTCCCGTGAACTTTTCACTTCCATAGATTAGAGATAATGGATTTGTTAGGATTGCTCCAAGATTCTTCAAGTCGCTACCCCAATTTGGTTCAATCCACATGTCTGGATTGCCATCACCACCTCCAACTCCTTCAGTAACTCCATTGGGGTTGTTTGGGAATGCTGTTGGTGTTTCTCCACTGATTGTAGCTTCTGCCCATTGCGGAGTAGCTAATCCAGATGCTTCGGTAAAATTACCAACTCCCTTTTGAATCTGAGCATGTATACTCTTTTGCGCTTCTTCATTTAAAGTAATTTGGTTCTTTACCCAACTTCCATTATTATAAATTGGTTTTGCATCAGGAAGAATTTGCCCATCACTATCAACAGGAAAAACTTTAGCTGAACCTGATGATGGATAATAAAAAATTTTATATACCTGTTCCTGGCCAGTATCTACAGTTTTCTGTGTGATATCACCAGTGAGTTTAATTTCTTGTTTGGCTGCTGATTGGGACATTAATTACTTTCTCCAGTTCCACGCTTTGTGTTTTGGATACTTCATTCCTCGGTTATCGTAAAATTTTTCCGTGGGTAAAAGTGATATACTTGCCCAATCTTCACTTTCAGGAACTTGATATACATTGCCCATACCAGAAAATAGATATCTGTGTAGGCTATTTCTTGGTACAGATGCACCTCTTCCGCTATTTATGAGACTTTTTGCAACTGCGTCTCTATAGTCTGGATTTATATAGTGTAGATTTGCTCCTAGGAACCCATCTTTGTATATTTCCAGTACAAAAGATAGTGGTTGGATATCCCAGAACTCCATTCTCTCAGGGAATGATGCTCCATAGGAGAAGGATAATAACTGTCCAACTGCCAACCAACCAGTATCACTTGTACTGATATCTTTATTTTGTAGAGGTGCTAGAGCTTCTTCCAGTTTACTGATGTACCAGTCTCCACTTCTATTCCTCTTTCCAGCTGATTTGCGGATTTCTTCTGCAATCATTAGTATTCTATTCCTAGATCGTCTTCAGTCATGATCTTGAATTCATACTTTCTATCAGCGCAGTATTCCTCTGCTGCTTTCCACTTTGCTTGATTGATAACCCAAGTTTGAACTTCCATTGCCCAAGATTTTGTCCTTTTCTTTGGGTTTCTTTTTGGTTCTTTCAGTTGTTTCTTAGGTTTAACCTCAATGACAACAGATCTTTTTTTACCAGCTGCGTCAGTATATTTAATAAAGAAGTCTGGAAAATATCTGTGCATCCTGTTATCAAGTGGACTTTTGTAAGGAATCCAGAATTCTTCGGACTGCCATTGACTGATATTCTCAGTCAAATCGCAATACCTCATGAATTTTCTTTCCCATAATGACCTATAGATAATGTTCGTTGGGTCACCTTTGTATTTTTGGGGGTAGGATGGTTTATATTTCCCCTTGTAAGCCATATACATAGTATAAAGGATCAAATTATTTAGATGTCTATAAACAATCTAAAAAGTAAAACACAATTTGGTTTGAATCTTACGAATGCGGTGTCGGGTCCTGACAAGGCGCCTCTACCTAATTTTCAAGATTATCTAGCTAATCCAGCTCTTAATAATCAATATACAGTGTCTTTGGATCTTAGTACTGGAGTCGCTGGGACTAGTGATTTAAATTCTTGGTTGACTGGTTGTGGAGTTTTTGATGGACACCCTCCATCAAGATATAACTTCATGTGCAGTGAAACAATGATTCCTGGCATGACACTGGATCCATTTATGGAGACGGGAACTAGACAGGGAATCAAGGAATTTTTTCCCAAAGCAAGAAACTTTACTGACATGGCTATGCAGTTCTATGTTTCTTCTGACTATCAGTCATTGAGATTATTCCAAGAGTGGATTAATTTTATCAACCCAGTATACAATAGTCAAGGTAAAACACTTAATGCTGGTTCTCCTTCTGGGGATCCAGAAATTGATACTGCTGGTTTCTTTAGACAGAGATATCCAGTAACTTTTAAGAGAAATATATCACTTACTAAGTTTGAAAGGAATGAACAGGAAGCAATTACTTTCCAATTCCTCAATGCTTTTCCTATTGATATTGCATCTGTTCCTTTGACCTATGATCAAGGTCAAATCCTACAGGTACAAGTTAGCTTTAAATACGATAGATATTTTGTTATGCAACATAATAAACCAGTATATGTTGATAAGACCAAGGGTCTTGATACTTCTAAGGCCAGTGGAAAAGATAGCGAAGTACTTTCTCAACAATAACCTCAGAAAACCCCACTAAATACTCATAACTGACTTGATTACATATCATGGCTTTACCAAAAATTACGACCTCGCAACATGAGTTGCAACTTCCTTCTACTGGAAAAACTATTAAATATAGACCTTTTCTAGTAAAAGAAGAAAAAATTCTTATTATTGCTCTAGAATCTAAAGATCCTAAACAGATCACTAATGCAGTAAAACAGGTTCTTAAAGAATGTGTTATTACTAGAGGAGTGAAGATTGAAGAGTTATCTTCTTTTGATATTGAATATCTTTTCTTAAATGTCCGTGGCAAATCTGTAGGAGAAACTATTGATTTGATTGTTACCTGTGGCGATGATGGAGTCACTCAGATTCCTGTTACGGTTCCTATTGATGATATTGAAGTTGAAAATGATCCTGATCATAGTCAGGAGATTAAGTTGAATAGTGAATATACTCTTAAAATGAAGTATCCATCGTTGGAAACTTTTATTAGTAATAATTTTGGTCTAAGTGAAGACCAAGATGAGGTTGAAAAATCATTTGAGATTATTGCTAACTGTATTGATATGGTATATGATGATGAGAATGTTTATGCTGGATCCGAAACTTCTAAGAAGGAAAAGATTGAGTGGATTGAGTCTCTAACATCTGAACAATTCCAGATGATTGAGAAGTTCTTTAATACAATGCCTAAATTGTCATACACAGTTAAAGTTACTAATCCAAATACTAAAAAAGAAAATAGTGTAAAACTGGAGGGACTAGCCGATTTTTTCGCCTAGTCATGTCACACATTGATCTTGTGGCATATTTCAAAATCAATTTTGCTTTGATGCAGTTCCATAAATATTCCCTGAGCGATGTAGAGAACATGGTTCCTTGGGAAAGAGATATTTACGTCGGACTACTCAGGAATCACATTGAGGAAGAAAACCTAAAGGCGCAACAAAGGGCCGCCGCACAGAGGAGCTAAATGGCACGACGATTCATAAATCCAAGAAGAATTGTACAGAGTAGGCGTTTAGCGTCCGCAGGTAAGAACTTTTTAGGCAAAGGTAAGAATAAGTTATTAGGATTAGGGAAGGGTAAGAAAAACTCATTCTTTGGGAAAAAGGACAAACAGACAAAAGTTAAAGGAGCGTTATCTCCTCTAAAACAGTCTATCCAATCTATATCTCAAGTTGCTTCTAACGTTGGTGAAGACGAGAACAGAGGAGCAAGGACAAAGATCCAGAGAATCGTTGAGATGAGGGTTAATAACCTTCTCCCAAGGTTGGCCAAAGGTGTAGAGAGAAGAGTAAATGCGTTTGATCCAGCAGAGATGCTGGGTAAGATTTTTGGAAGCGGATTAGGAGAACTACAACAATTCGCCCAAGGATTGCAAAATCTAATGGGTCCCATGAAGGAGACCATGGATTTTGCTGTAAGTTCTAGAAAGATATTTACAAAACTATTCAAAGACTTAGCTAAAGTTAAGCGCCAAAATCAAGGTGGCGGAGGCGGAGGAGGTGGAAATATATTCACCCTTCTTGGTCTAGGTGCAGGTGCTCTCGGTATCATGGGAGCTGTAGATCAATTTAGTGAAGCAAGAGAAGAAGATAGAGTACGTGAAGAAGAAGAGACTCTTCTAGAGAAAAAATCTACTATAGTTCCTAGTACAGAAGAAAGATCTTCAACATTAAAACCAGAGGGGACAGGTAGTGATGAGGAAAGATTCAATAAAGCTGTAGAGAAGTGGGATAAAGTTCTTGACTTTATTTCAAAGAAACAACAGGAACGAACCGCAACACAGTCAGCATCTACACAGACAACTTCTAGTACATCTAGTACCAGCATCGCTGGCAAATCTACAGGACCATCTTCATATGCTCCTACAACTGGTGCTCCAGAGGCAGTTAAAGATGATACTGATTTCCAATCAGGTGTGACTGAACTCGCTAAAAAGTATAATGTTCCAGAAGATTATCTGTATGCAGTGATGTCTTTTGAGTCTGGTGGAACTTTTGATCCAGCTCAGAAAAATATGGCAGGGTCAGGTGCTACAGGTTTGATTCAGTT